ATTCGGTGGAACCTATACGCGCATACCTTTCAAGGACAAGGCAGCCGAGGACTACGCGGCAGAACTGTACTCGTTCTTTGAGGCCCAGCAGTACGGCATGATACGCAAGGGTCTGGTCAGCGAGCCTGCTATAGTCGGCCGTAGCTTTGAACGAATCATGAAGCTGGCAGCGATCTATGCGTGGTCTGAACGCACGACCGATCAGTCCGTCTCCAGGGAGGCTATCGAGTGGGGTCAAGTCATCATCGACATTGCAGACCGTGGCGTGCTGGATGCCCTAAGCGGTGGGGCCGGCGAGCAGGACCAGCACGCTAAGTATTTCGCCACCTACCAGCGGTTGATCCAAGGTGGAGGGTCTTACGGCATCGCTATCAGCAAGCTGCGAGCGCAGACCCGATACCATGAACAGACCCACAAGTCCATCATCGCCAGCATGCGGGCGCAGGGTGTGATCAGTGAATCACACGGCAAGCGCGGCGGCGTGTACTTAGTCTGGAAAGGTCTGTCTGCTGTTGAAGATCCGCCTGAGGAAAGGCAGCCACTGAATGAAGCATCGTGAAGCGGTGGACAATCTGCTGGCTGCCGCAGAGCTAGTGGTAAAGACCGAAGGAACCTACGACCTAGCCTATCTAGCGTCGGCAATCAAAGGAGTCAGGCGTGCAGATCATCAATGTGATCCAGAGAAGCCCAGAGTGGCACACAGCGCGGGCTGGTGTCATCACTGCCAGCATGTTCTCAGTAGCTCGGGAAAAGCTCAAGAAAAGCGGAGAGCCAACAAGCGCGGCGCGTAGCTATGCGTTTGGCCTAGCAATCGAACGGCTGGGCGGCATGGCGTTGGATGACACTGCGGATACTGCGTACATGCAGCGAGGCCGAGAGCTTGAACCGGCTGCACGGGCGGCTCACTCCAAGGCTATCGGGCAGGAGATTGGCCAGCTTGGATTCTGCAAGACAGATTGCGGAACCTACGGCTGTTCGCCTGACGGTGTTATCGGAGACATTGGTGGCGCTGAGTACAAGTGCCTTGTCAACGCTGACCGCATCCAGCGTGTTGTGTTGAATGATGATCTGTCCGACTTCATGGACCAGGTTCAAGGCTGCATGTGGATCATGGATCGTGGATGGTGGGACTTCTGCGTGTACCTTCCGCAGCTTGCAGCAACCGGGCGTGACCTGTACCGCAAGCGTGTGTTCCGCGATAATGACTATATCTGTAATCTATCACACGACCTGAGCGATTTCAATTCGTTGGTAGATGACTATGTTGCGAAGATCCGCAACAGTATTCCTGAGACTAGCAAGGAACCGTTCTAATGCTTCCTGACTTCCACAAATGGCCGTCCATCCAGCGGCTTTCTAGCGAAACCTGTTACATCACAGAGAAAATTGATGGAACCAATGGCGTAATCTATGTACCAGAAGACAGCGCATCCCCGATCCTTGCTGGAAGCCGGGAGCGTTGGCTATCTAACGAGGATGGAACGCCACCCGTCAAGCAGGCCGACAACTTTGGTTTCGCGGCGTGGGTCTATGAGCGTCGAGACAACCTGCGACGGCTCGGACCAGGCACGCATTATGGCGAGTTCCACGGTAAAGGAATCCAGCGCAAGTACGGCTTGACCGACAACCGCTGGGCTAGCTTTGAGTACTGGCGCACATTCGATATCCCAGGCGTGTGCGTGGTTCCAACCCTGTACGAAGGCGAGCCGGTAGAAGGTATCATTGATCAGACCGTAGCCTCGCTAAAGGCTAGTGGATCAGTCCTATATCCTGGGTTCATGCAGCCAGAAGGTGTTGTCATTACATACAAGAACATGAGCAAGGCTAAGTTCAAGCGGCTGTGTGATAATGATAAGATTCACAAGTTTCAGCAGGAGAAGAAGTGACCTGCGCTAAGAAGAAGGTAACTGCCACCCTAACGACAAGGGACGGCTCGATCTACCATGGCGAGAACATTTGCCAGAAGCCGCAGGCAGAGTGCCCACGAGTAGGTGACGAAGGCTATGAGAAGTGTGCATCAGTGTGCATGCAGCCTATGCATGCTGAACTTCACGCTATCACCCAGGCGATCATGGCTGGCAAGGATGTAGAGGGTGGGCACATGGTAGTCCGTCACACCCGTGTTTGCTCTGACTGTGCCCGTGACATGACACGATTCAAGATCACCTGGGAGACTTCCGATGGTCCAGTGAAGCCCCGTAAGACGGTAGACAAACACTACTATATCATCAAACCATAATATGGGGAATCGCCTTTATATTGACTTTGAGACGCAGGCTGCTGTAGATATTTCGTGTGGTCAATGGAATTACAGTTGCCACAGTAATACCTCGGCTCTCTGCGTAGGCTTGTCAGTCAATGGGGAACCACCGGTTGTCTATGACCTAACCGATGGCTTCGTTCCTCCAGAGTGGAAGGCAGCAGTCTACGGCCATTGGGAAATCCACGCATGGAATGCGGCGTTTGAGTGGAGCATCATCCATAATACTCTGAAGCATTGGCCTGAGCCTATGCCGGAAATGTTTCGGGATGTGCAGTTTACTAGTCTATGCTGCGGGCTCCCTGCAAAGCTAGGCGATTGTGCCATGGCGTTGCGTCTACCTGTAGAGAAGGACGCGGCCGGTGCTGCGCTAATCAATTACTTCTGCAAGCCCGTCGCATCTGGTGATCGCAAGGGATCGCTTCGGGATAAGTCCGAAGACCCTGAGCGGTGGGCTAAGCTGCTGTCATACTGCAAGCAGGATGTTGCGACGATGGTTGCCATCGCTAATGCGCTTCCAGAGCCGAGCGAAGACGAGCAGGCGTTCTGGCTGGCCACCTGGGAGATGAATCGTCGTGGCGTGCGCGTTGATCGTGAACTTGTGCTTGCCCTTCAAGGACTAGTGGACCGAACTAAGCATTCTATATTCCAGAATATGGAATGCTTAAAGCCAGAAGACTTGACTAACCACCGGAAGGTACTTGGGTATGTGCAGGACCAAGGAGTTGCCATTCAGTCGGTGGCTAAGGCTGTTGTTCGTGAAACCCTGGCGATGGATATTCCCCAATCAGCTCGATCTGCTCTGGAGGCTAGGCAAGCGGTGGGAAAGACTAGCCTGTATAAGCTAGACGCCATGCTCGATCAGTCAGACGAGAACGGCGTCGTTCGCTTCCTGACTCGGCCGCACGGTACGGCTACTGGCCGCGACACCAGCATGGGGGTTCAGCTTCAGAACCTTCCGCGTGGTGAGAAGATGAGCGCAGAGAAGATGATTGCCGCAGTACTTGCTGGTAATGACGCAGACTTTACCGCACTTGCCGCGGTAAAAGGAAAGGCAGACCCACTAGGGGGTGTGGTAACATGCCTGCGAGGGTGCTTCACCGCTGCTCCTGGCACGGTGTTCCACCAATGCGACTGGTCAGCCGTAGAGCCGCGCATCGGCGCGTGGCTGGTAGACGACCGAGCTATGATGGAAGCCTTCTCGCATATCGACGATCACGGAGGCGTTGATATCTACCAGATTGAGGCAGCCCGGTTCTACAAGTGTGAGCCGGAAGCAGTCAAGGGAGACATGCGCCAGTTCGGAAAGGTCTATGTCCTACAGAATCAGTACGAATCCGGCGAGGCTAGCATCCAGCGATCAGCTAAGACCATGTTCGGGTTGGAACTGACACTAGATAAGGCGCGGGAGTGCAAGCTACACTGGCGCAAGCACCACCCTAAGTGGGTCGGAATGTGGCACGACCTACAGAACGGTGCGCTGTCTGCTATCGCTAATGTGAAGAAAGTCTTTCGCGTAGGCCGGTGCGCGTGGTGCTATGACGGCCAGCACCTACGCTTGCGGCTCCCGTCTGGCCGAGTAGTCTGGTTCCCCTGGGCGCTGGTAGAAGAAAAGGAAACACCCTGGGGCGAGCTTCGCCCGAGCCTTACCTATGAGTACATCCACTCCGTTACAAAACAATGGACCAGAGGACCGACACATGCGGGCGCGCTTTTCAACGTTGTGGTGCAAGGTACTGGTGCTGATCTTCTGCGTCACGCTTGCCGCCTGCTTCATGTGCGCGGTATTCCTGTCGTGCTTCGTGTGCATGATGAACTGGTGTGTGAGATGCCTGAAGCTGACGAGACTGCTTTCGCTAGGTTCAAGGAAGCGATGCTTACAACCCCAGCCTGGGCAGAAGGCTTGCGGCTGAACGGCGCAGGCTGGACCGGACCACGCTACAAGAAGGACTGACGATGGACCTGCCAGAAGAAAAGGAAGATCCTAGCGAGCTTGAGCCAGACGAGCCTGGAGACGGTAGGATCGTGCGAAAGCGCATCACGGATGAGGATGACGCCGACTACATGGAGACGCTATGGGACTGGTGAACCTGTGCGCTAACTGTCTAAACGCCTGGACATGCCCGATCGATTGCCGTAACAGAACCGAGTGCAAGCAGTACCTACCTCCACGCAACACCACCCACCAGGAGCTAATGACCATGCACGCCGAAGCCGAAGACCGCAACAAGCAGGTAGGTGGCGATCACTACCGACGCTTCAAGATCCAGCCTTGGGATATCATTGACGAACACGGCCTGTCGTATTACGAGGGTAATGCGATCAAGTATCTGCTCCGTCGTAAGGATAAGGCCAAGCGCATTGAAGACTTGAAGAAGGCAATCCACTACATCGAACACCAGATCGTGCTAGAGGCCGGCAATGTCTGAACCAGAATGGCCGTATTACGATCCTAAGGACATACCGATGGATGAGTGCCTAGATGCACAGCACCAGTTATTTAAGTGGGGTTATGCTAAGATTAACACGGAAGCCATCGCCCGCGTTCTGGCAGCCGCCAAGAACAACGCCATCAAGGAGGTTCTTGCTCACCGGGGTCTAGCCAAATGAGTAAGTGGAAAGAAGCCTCTGAGCAGGAAGGCAAGGCGGATTTGAAGGCGGCACGGCAGGAAGCCGAAATGCTACGCGAACACCTTGAGGCTGCTCGCCACGGTCGTAAGCGGGAGCCCATCTATGTCTCACCAGTGACCGCACCTACCGGTCAGTTCACGCGAATCGTTGTGCCAGACACCCACGGAAATAAGATCGCACGCCATGCGGCTGCCGCGTTCCTTGCTGATGTTAAGCGCATCAATCCTCGTGAGGTCGTAATGCTTGGCGACCACCTAGACTGCGGAGGATTCCTCGCACAGCATCACACGCTCGGGTTCGTTGCTGAGTGTGACGATACTTACGAGGATGATAGCAAGTCTACGAACGATTTCCTTGACTTGCTACAGAAGTCTGCGCCCAAGGCTAGGTTTCACTACCTGGAGGGAAACCACGAACACCGAGTGGAGGCGTACTGCATCACGATGGCCTTGCGGAATAAGAGCAACGCTCAGTTCTTGCTGAACGCCATTGGACCAGAGGCAGTGCTTAAACTAAAGGAGCGCGGCATCACCTACTACCGTACTAGCGGACGGTACAACGGGCTGCCTACGCCTGGCACGATCAAACTAGGCAAGTGCCACTTTACGCACGGCTTCGGCCATGGCCGGCATGCTACGGCCGACCACCTTAGCCGGGCTGCTGCATGCATCGTGCATGGTCACACGCACCGGGCGCAGGGCTATGTCAATCGCACAATTGGAACTGGCGTAATCGCGGGCTACTGCCCTGGAACACTTAGCCAGCTTCAGCCGATGTACGCCCACACTCGGCCTACGGACTGGAGCCACGGTTACGGGGTTCAGATCGTTGATAAGGATGGGTCGTTTGTACACTTCAATGTTCCAATCATCAACGGCAAGAGCCTTTTACGGAAGGGTATCCTGTGAGTTTTGCTAAGGCGCGTGATCTACTGAAGCAACCTATTCCAGTACCTAAGGGCTGGTCTACGCGGGAGGATGTTGCAAAAGAGTTAGAATGCTCGCCTAGCAGGGCAAGTATTCACCTTTCCGACATGGCTGCGGCAGGCTTGGTTGAGCGACGGAAGCACGCTACAGTAAACGAAGACGGAACTCGCATTCACCTATTCATCTACCGTCTTACTGGAAAAGCGTGTCGGAAATAAGCCTAACGCTTCCTGTTCCTCTGAGTGTCAACGAGATTTACCGCGCTGTCCGCAAGCGGAATATCCTGAGTCGGGAAGCGCGTGAGTGGATCCAGCGCGTAGTTCCGATGATCCGTGACCAGTCGAACGGCTGGTATACGAATAAGCCAGTTGCAGTTGAGTATCGGTATCATTTCCACGACAGGCGGCGTCGTGATATCTGCAATTATGAAAAGTTGTTAAGCGACTGCATAACGCACGCAAAGGTCTGGCGCGATGACCAGCAGGTAGACGATGCTAGGCTACTTCGCATGCCCGTAGACGCATCTTGCCCACGGGTTGAGGTTCGTATAAGGGAGTTGTGAAGAACTTCGGCGTAGAGCTTTCCACAGGCCACTGGCAGGTTCACACCACGCCAATAGCCGGACTGACATTCTACAAGCGTGGGATCTTTATTGACCCGCAGGAGCCAGAGTCCAGCAAGGAGTACTTACGGACCTGTATCCATGAGGCGACACACGCAAGCCGGTGGGATCTGACTGAGCAGGAAGTGGTCAAGCTGGAACGCGACATAGCCGAGGTCTTGTGGGGACTCGGCTATCGCATGAAGCGCAAGCGTACTAGGAAGGCTTCGCGGAAGACTTGATTTGCCCGCGCTTCGCCAAGGCCAGGTATCCTGTGGTGGCCGCTGTGACGGCACCGCCGACACCAGCTAGAAGACCAGACCATGGGATGCCGCCAGAGCCGGCTGTCATAATAGGAAGTATAGCCTTTGCTACCGCATTTCCGATAGCATCGGCATCCGCCCCACTCTTTGTAGTTGACTCCTTGCGCTGATCTTCCCAGCCCTTGCGGGTGATCGAGAAGGACACAGGCAGAGATCGGAATCCACCATCAACAGGCAACTGGATGGTGCCGCTAATGCTAATATCATCGCCCTTGTCGATCGCAGTAGTCTCCCGTGTCTCAGACTTGCAGCCTACAATAGTTAATGGAGCTACAATAACGAACGAAAGTAGAAGGCGGATCATGGCTTGTTGTGAATCTGCCGAAGCTCTTGGACGATTTCAAGTATGTGCTTAATGTCGGTCTTCTGTTCTACCTGCTGAATCTCGACGGCCGACAGTCGGGTGTTGAACCACACGGCTAGGCTAAGGACTAGCGCACCGATCAGGCCCCAGCGGATTACGACACCGCTATTTTCTGTGACTTGTTGCTTTGTCATAGGTTTATCCCTGTTTGATGACACGAACATACGCGGTGTCTGACGGTGGTGTAACAGATCCACCAACATTAAACAGGAAGATAAACACGGTGTTGGCTGCGTTTACATATCCGCTTGGAATTACTGATCCAGCCGATTGTGCGCTCTTGTGCGTGACAACCACGGTATCACCTACAGCCGCACCACTGATTGTGATATTGGTCCAGACATAGCTTCCTGCACCGATAGTACCTGTGTTCCAAGTCTTGGTTCCGTGAAGCGAGGCTCCAGCAGGAATAGAGAAGGCCTGTACCATCGGCTGACCAGAGGATGCATCGAAATAAAGGTATTTACCCTTGCGTTCCTCTAGCGCAGGTACAACGGTCTTGGTGGAACTTGTTGCTTCCGCTTCCGGCAACTGCAACCCGCGTATAGCCTTCTCGTTGGCTACAGCAGCCTGACGCTGCGCCTTGTCAAGACCTAGCTCAATACTCTCAAGAAAGTTCGACGACTCGTTAACTAGGTCTGCTTCCTGCTTGAACGGAATCGTGGCCTTAATGACCAGCGTGGTTCCAGTAGCTGGTGCAGTCACCATGACCACATTCCCGCCAGCGTTAGCGCCTACACCTGTAACAGTGTAGTGAGTCGTCTTGGTCTGTAGCGTCTCAACTCCAGTAGCGGTCACAACCGAGTATACCAGCAATTCATCATCGTCCCATATGGGCCAGGTGTACGCGAAGTTCTGCGTTGACCCGTTGCCAGAATAGCTGGCACGAATCGTCTCGGTGCTGATAGTCATGGGCTTACGATACCTTGTAGGTTAGGCCGGTCAATCCCGGCGGATGGTCTTATCCCAGCCGAAGACGGCGGCGACGAACGCTTCCCAGCCGGCTTCTGGTGAGGCTTCGATGGCTTCCATGAGCCGGTTGAACTGGACGGCTGGAATGCCTGGGATTACGAGTGCGCCAGTACCCACGGCTGCACCGATGGTGCGCTCAATGGAGAACGCACTATCGTCAACTGACCACTTCTTTATCTGCTTAACCAGCTTGCTCGGAGGGTCGTAAAGCGAGGTTGCAAGGTTGCCAGTAGCCCGAGTTGCAATGGCAGGAACGCCCCACATTTCCTCGTAGACCATCGGTAGTACCGAGCGCAGAATCCACATCGGCTGGGTGGACACATCTAGAGCGGTACGGATTGCGTAGTCCGAAAGATCGCGTTCTTCCTCGTCGTCCTTCTCGGGCTGCAATAGTGCGCTGGCAGCGACCATGGCACCCGATGACAGGATAACGCTAAACAACGAAGCCTTCGCCAGCTTGCTAGCGTTCTCAAATGTAGGCTCACGCTTCAAGTCTGCTGTCAGTCGGTACATCAGATTAGCGTTATTGATGACCCACTTACCAGCGAAGGTGAATAGCTTGCCCCAGGCTGTATCGTTGACCTTTGCCTGCTCTGCGATCATGGCAGAGCCCTGCGTCTCATGTAGTATGCGGTCTGCGGTCTTGCGTGCCTCGTACCTAGCCTTGTCCATAGGCACACCCATGGCGAGTTGCTTGGCTAGCGTGCTATCGTGGGCGGCCGTCCATGTAATTATATCAGCACCGAAGTACTGAGCCATTCGTATAGGCCACGATAGAGAATGAATGTACTTATCAGTAAGTTTAGTGCGTCCAATCTTTTCGGCGTCTGGTGCGGTATCGATATCGAATGCCTCTCGGCGATTCTCCATAATACCAGATGCGTTGGCCGCGTATCTAGACACTTCTCGTGGGTTGCTCAGGAACTTGGCATAAGCCGCCATTAGAGCTAGCGTAGAAATCTCAGGATGCCCGGCCGACGAGATAATGCCAAGAGGCTGCTTGACCGCCGTGGTGATGTTTGCAGCGAACACGGCCGTTCCCATAGCCTTGAACGGAATGGCAATCCATGTCGGAGGCGGCTTCACCCCGTTGATTACCGTGGTGATCTTTTCCTGTAGATCATTCAAGTAGTCTTGACCAAGGTGCGTGCGGGCTGCTGACTGGAACTGGTTGTTATAGATCAGACCGCCAACCGTCTTGACCACAGGTAGGTAAGCCGCTGTATGAGCCCTTGCCCACATACTGTTGCCCTGAGCATCTATCCCAAGGTCCAGCATCTTACCGGAAACGCTATCCATGCGTTCCTCAGTGAAGCCTAGATCCAACAGGGCCTGCTTGTTGACTGAATCTCCAGCCAGCAGATCGATAGCGAAGCTGGTTCCGATGTACGGAACGGCTGCATATCCGCCAGACATGATACGGATCGACCCGTCAGCCATCTGAATCCGATACTCGTAGTTAGGCAACTTCTTAGCGTGAGGCGTTCCAGTACGATTAGCAGCAGAATCGGTGTACTTCCACAGAACCTCGTTGGCCTGCCACATAGCATCAACCAAGTCGGCTTCCTTGGCTGAAATGCTTCCTGGCCTGAGCATGTTATCGAGGAACGCAGCCGTCTTAGCCTTGATGACCTTAGCGTCCTTGATCCCTAGATCAGCAAAGCGCACAGCTAGATCCTGCTGCACACGCTGACGGCCTGACTGAGTGCCCCACAGAGACAGGCGAACTAGGCGCTCCATGCCGTCCGTCTTTATGCCTTCAACGGTATACTTGGTGTCTAGGGCCTTGCGTTCAGCCGCAGTAAATGCGGCAAACGCTGGCTCCGTGATGCGAAGTACATGCTTACGGATTCCCTGCTCGGCTACCTGTGCATCAAGTAGCGGGCGCATGATGTACCTATCACCAAGATTCTTACCGCCGTCGTCGAAGTGGCGCAGCAGTGTACGCAGATTGGCGTTAGACTCGCTTAGTGTCCAGGCCACTTCCTCAACAGAGTTCATATCGTCGCGCTGCTTGTGCGGCGAATGGTCGATCAGACGCTTCACGCTCGCCATGTCGGCGGCTGCCTCAGCAATGAAGGCCATAAGCTCTGGCCGAGTCTTAGCCTCATGGTTCAGCCATTCAACCTGACGGCGCACGGTGTCCCAGTCTGCGACGGTCCAAGAGCTAGGATCAAGCCCCTTGGTTTCCACTAGCTTGCGGAACTCCCAGGACATTGACGATCCACCTTCGATGTTTCCGACTACCATTTCCTGTAGCTTGAGGCGTGCGTTTCTCCGGTCAGTGATCTTGGTCGAAGTGATTAGCTCACGGATCGCCGTTCCAAGATTCCATAGGTCGCGTGATGTATCGAACACGGCGGCATTACGCTCGCCTCCGATACTGTCATAGTACATTTCAGCTTCTTTGTAGCTATCGAAGTAGGTAGTCACACCCTTGTTGTCAATGACCTTCGGCTTGCCCGAGGTTGACATATTCGTCAGATTAGCGGGGCTTGTACCGTTCTCGATAATAGTCAGCGACTCCTTGCGCTGAATCACCATCTGCTCTAGCGCAGCGTGGAATGCCTCGGCGGCTGCGATGTTCCGGGACTCAAGCTCAATGCTCGCAATGTCCTGCTTTGCAATGGCGATTTCACGGCGCTTCCGTGCCGCGCTAGCCAATTGCATAGCGCGGTGCGGGCGAATGTCCTTTGCCGGCATCTTGGAAACCCGCTCGTACATCACCTGGTTCAGTACCTGCATTTCAAGCACGGCCTTAGTACGCACGGCTTCAATCGTGTCGGTCTTCAACTGGTTCTGCATTTCTGCGTAGACTTGCAGTTTCATGTACGCATCAATGGCCCCCGCGAAGTCACCGCTAGACCCGAGCTTTGCGATCTTGAGTCCAAGCTCTGCCATCTTGTCAGGCGACGGTTTCTCACCTTCTGCCAGGCGATAGGCTGCTGCATCAGCAATGGACTTCTCTTGGTCTTGCGACATTTCACGCAGCATTACCTGGCGGTCGGTATCCCATCCCTCGTTCTGTAGCTTATAGCGTGACGCTAGATCATCCCGCTTCTTCTTCCACTCAGCCTTGATGGCGTCCATCCTTTCAGAAGTGACCGCTGCCTTAGCCTCGGACTTATCGGCCTGCTTGCCAAGACGGATTACACGACGAAGCGCAACCGACTGTTCCTGTGCAATCAGCGCACGAAGCTCGGCATCCGCAATCTGGCTCTCAGGAGTCTCGCCATCTGTTGCGTGCTTCGTATCCACATTCTGCTCTGCCTTTTCCTCAAGCGTCATGCTATTAGCAGCCAAGCTAGTCAACATTGCGTCGGCATCAGGGTAGTTAAGTCCAACGGCCAGCACTGAAATGTCAGATCTACCGCCGCCCTTAGCCATGAAACGCTGTAGACTGCCAGCCATGTGCAGCTTTCCAGACTGCTTTAGGAACGCCATAACGGCCGACTCGTCTAGCTTGTCGGCAGCGTTTCCTGTCAGTAGTGCTGCGCTAGCCTTCCAGACCGGATCTTGATTGTTCAAATACTCCATTTCAGCTTTTACTTCACGCTTCCGCTCGGCCGAGTTAGCTGCCTTCTCCCTCGCCTCGTACTTCACCCGCGCCAGAGTAGCGGCTTCCGACAGTTCCTTCTGGAATGTGTTCTCGATCCATAGCGCACGGTCTTCCGAAATGCCCAAGGCCCTAGGATCTAACTCAAGCGACAGGCGCTTCGCCTCGCCTTCGCTGACGATCATCTTTACGAAGACCTTCTCTAGCTCAGGATCTACCTGACCGATAAGCGAACCGTAGATCTTCTGGAACCACTTACGCATCGAAGCAAAGGCGTTGCGTAGTGCGTTGGTTGGCGGCTTTCCGCTCTTTAGGTACTGCTCGTACTGAGTCGCTAGAGCCTCATGGATAGCCACGCCACCCGGCTGCGTTAGGTCTAGCTTGGTCATATCCGAAGCATACAGACGGATCTGTGCTTCAGTTGCAGCATTACCGCCAGACAACTTCTTAGCATTGGCATCTGCCCACGAACCGATATCGGCAACGATCTGCTTAATTTCAGCAGGTGCGTTCGCGTCAGACACCCACAGTCTGTGCATTTCTAGCCAGTGGTGCATTAGTTCGTGGTTTACGGAAGTCACATCCGATACTGACTTCAACAGAACGACAGCCTTTGCCGCATCATAGTCGGCGCGCTTGTCAAGGTTATGCTCGGTTGTACCGAACTTCGCCCCATACTTCTCCCAGAGTTGCTTAGGCGTGATCTTGGAACCCCCAGACTTTGTGGCAGCGGCGTTGAACGAAATGGCAGCCGTCCGAGCCATTGCGGCTTGGATCTTGGCAGACGCACGGGCTTGGCTCTGTGTGATCTTTGCCTTAGCCCCCTCGGCTGCGAACTGGATCTGTCCAGCTAGTTCATCTACCAGTAGGTCTGAATCGTCATCGGTACCGTCTGGCAACTTAGGAGAATTGTACTCGTCGGAAATCTTCTTCGCAATTTCCTCGTACTGCTTGGCCGTATCCGACAAGTCCTTGAGCGATTGCTTGTCAGGCGCAGACCGCACGCTATCCACAACCATTTCAAACTCAGCAGGTTTTAGTTTACGAGCGTGTACAATCAGCGTTGCCGTGTCGATGCTGACCATTCCAGCTTCCCGCTTCGCGCCCCACGAAGCCGCCAGGGCCGCTTCGTCCTTTCCGAGCATCTGAGCCAGGGCAGACCAGTCGGCCATCGTGAACGACTGGTTGCTAGCCTGGACCCGGCCCTCTGTATGCATCAACTGAATCAGTTCGTTGTCGGCCAGACGCTCTGGCAGACTTCCCTGGTTCAGTACCGTAACCATGTTCGCAATGCCGTTGGCGTTCGTCACCACCGAAGGCGCATTTGCCATGTTAGGCAACAGGGCCTGCATGCCCTCAAGTGCCTTGACCTTCTTCTCGGTCTGGACCAACGAGGCGTAGTGGCCAACAGAGGGCAGTGTGAACGCACCGCCAGCCATCATGCCGCCCAAGGTAGCCCAGCCGACTTCCGACCACAGAGGAACCTGGTTCTTGGTCACATCGTCAAGGATCTGCTGGGCACCCTCTTGGAAGCCCTCTTGCCCGACCTGGATCGCCAAGTCCTTGCCAAGCTCACGGCGCATCGACTTGATGGCTGCCGACCCCCCAAGTGATGCGAACTCACCACGGGCACCACCTAGAAGCTCTGACCCGATGACCGTGGCTGCCACAGCCAAGCCGTAGGCAATGTCTTGTGGGCGCAGAAGGTCATTGCCCTCTGTCTCGTTCTCCTTCATGCGCTGGACGACACCAGTGGTACCCTCTTGGGCACCACTGATGATGACCGCCGCCCGAAGTGCCATAGCCTGGCGTGCCCCAGTAATGGCCGGCAAAGCCGCTCCACGCACGAAAGTCCCGGTGGCTAGGGCTACGCCCGACTTGGCCAACAAACCAGCGCCTACGCCGCTTGCTAGCGATTCTGGCAGGCTTCCCATGACGCTTCCTACAACCGCCTGGAAGGTGTTGCCACCCGTGGCGTAGTGCCGCTGGCGAATGTCGTACGCTTCCTGGTTGAAGGCATCAAGTTCGTCATCGGCCTGCTTGGCTAGCCACAGAATAGGAAGCTCAAGTTCGTCGCCAGAGTCCCGCGTAAGGTTTCCAAGGGCCACACCACCAGACGCCACGGCAGCCGGGATCATGGCAAGTCCCATGCCGGCGGCCTTCGCCGAGTGCTTGATCTGCGCCCAAGCGATGTTGTGCAGTCCAGCCGCGTCGGGGAGGTCTAGCTTCTTGGCAGCTTCCCGCAGTCCGACGATCTGACCAAGGTTCTTTTGGACCTTAGAAGCGTTATAGGCATCACGAGCCCAGCTAACGGCTTCCGGTGTCGGGAACGCCCGGCGGAACTCGTCCGTGTGGGCACCGCTTTCCCATATCCGCTTGACCTCGCTTACATCAGCCCCGTGCAGGTTTGCCGGTATGCCTAGTTCGGCAGACCGCTTTGACAGGTAAGTGGCATCCTCTGGCGTGATGAGCTTGGCAGCCTCCGCAATGGCTACCGGGTCCATGGGATCAAGAGGGTCAGGCATGCCCTAGAATATAGGGCTTGTCAGACGCTAGGCAACGGGGCCCCGCCATTTAGCGGTCGTAATAATCCATAGTAGGCCCGGAGTAATCCATCCAGGCTGGGGTGTCGCTAGTTCCAGTAAACAGACGCTCTCTAGCCTCTATTGACTGCACGCTATTTGGACGGCGCATCGCCTCCAGCACGGCCCGCTTAGTCAGGTCAGTGACACCGGCTGGCAACTTAACCTTCTCTGCCTCCGTCACGCTATCCAGTGTCGGAAGCTCGGCGAGCTTACCAACCGATACACCACCACCGAAGAAGCCAGGAGCAACTTTCTTCATTTGCCCAACGACCTCCGCATACGACTGCCTTAGATCGGTGATGTTATCTAAGCTACGCTTGTTCTGCCGGTTGTGCGCCACTACCTGCGCAGCAATATCCATCGCAGCGGTACGCTCCCTGAACTCACGGGATCCCGGCTTTAACGGCTTATCCTGCGTGGCGTTTGGAACCTTGTAGAATCCGGTTTCTATCAAATCACTAATGACCTTGTTCTTAGCCTTGTCTTCGTCATTACCGAAGTCGGCTAGACGCTTACGGAATGCTTCTTCATAGCGCAGACGGTCTGCCTTATTTAGCGGAGCTTTCTGTAGGCTGTCTAGCTGATCTCTAATATCATCCTGAGATAATCCAGAATCATTCAGTGCCGCAGAGAAAGCGGCAACCGCCGATGTATCGCTGGTTCCACCGCTGTTGCGAAGTTTCAAGTACGACAGCCTATCCTCCGGCTTCATGGCAGAAACCATACGCTGGTGGTTTGGATCTGCCTCTAGTGCCGCAACACCGGCGGTATCAAGTGTCATCTGAGCAGTACCGAGAGCAGCAATAGCCTGTACAGCAGACGCATCGCGGTACCTGTTGTTAGCAGCCAACTGAGCTTGTAAACTCTTATGCAACTGTTCTTTTGCGTAGTCGGTTGGAGCAGACTCCAACTCGGCCCTAGCGTTGTCTGCTAGTCGTACCGGATCGATAACACCGCTAGGGTTGCTTGAAGCCCATGCAACTCTGGCTGCTGTTTTTTCACCCCACAACTCAGCCTCAACACCAACCACCATAGCGTTAGCTGAGGCAGCATTCACACCAAGGTTCTTCTGATTGGCCTTTACAAACTCCAGCCCTTTTGTCTTGTCATACTGGAACTTTAACTTAGCTGCCGCTAGATATACATCAGCCTTCACGGACCCGATATCTGGACGGTCCTGGCCGGTAATCTTCGACAACTGAGAAAGCGAGTGATCGGCAGCGTACATTGCAGCCGTAGCTTCATTGGTGTTATCACCAGCCAACGAGTAAGCAGCCTGCTCCGTAGCGTTCTGATAATCCTTAGAGAAAGTCTTAACCTGAAAATCGCGCTCTTGACCAAGCGTGTAGGTTTCAGTCTTCGACTGACTGTGGACCAGGTAGTTGTCGCGCCGGAAACGGAACTTTGCCTTTACGCCTTCACTCGCATCAGCTATCAAATCCTCGCCATTGTTAGCCTTCTGCGCCTCAAGGTGGTTCGGAAGATTGCGGGCCGCATTACCGCCTACATTCTTAGCCATGAACTCCGCATCGCTTGCGTCAGCGTTGACCTTCCAGCGGTCGAACATATCAAGCGCGGCGGCTTCCTCTGACCGTTCACGCGCATCGATGGCGTACTGAGCAGCCTTGCCTACGCCGGAAATCGTGTCACCGATAGCTCCGACAATGTTGGCCGTAGCCATGTTTGGCTTCACGGTAGGAACCGGAGCCTCACCGACACGCACACCCTGACCAACGAACCGTGGGGCTGTAGGCATTATGCCGCTCCTGCCGCGCCAATCATGGCCGCGCTAGTGATCACCTGACCGGCAGCACCGATACGGGCTGCACGCTGTGCGTCCTTGGCACCCTTGACGCCAATACGCCCTTGTTCACGCTTGCCCCAGGCCGACATGGCTGCGTCTAGCTCAACCTCGTTCTTCATTCGCTGTGCCTCAACAAAGGTTTCTTCTCGGACTTGTGACACGGACTCAGACGCTAGATCGACATTCTGGCCTGCATAGCTTGCCTTCTGCTCCTGCCACGCTGCGCCAGCTTGGCGGTCAACATCGGCCTGTGCTAAACGGCCGCGCATTAGGTCGAACTCTGCCGACTTCTCTAGGTACTCTTGCTGCTGGCGGGCAGCCGTGACGCTTGCGTTGGCACCGAGAATTGTGGCGGCGGCACTAAACAGACCTCCTACGCCTTGTGCCGCCATGCCATAGTTGAAGCGGCTAGCAGGTGCAGCCGGAGCTGTAGCAGCGGAAGTTCTAGGAACTGTCATTACCGCTCCTCCCCAATGTTAAAGATAGGCCTGGCGTTCAGAATCGTAGTCGGCAAGCCCTGGTCCTGCCGGATCACGATAGACCCTTCCTCATCGTGCGTTGCGCTCATAAGAACAGTGACCTGCCCATCTTGTAGCGTAGGTATAGCGTTCATTCCGCCGTTGTACACGGGGCGCATAGGCTCAAGCGTTGACTCGCTTAGACCGACTTCTGCGCCACGGGTGTCAACAACATCAAGTAGGACTTGAGTTATGTGCTTGGTTGCGCCAAGCAGGCTGTCCTTGCCTGAGGATTCAAGCCGAAGCGTCTTGGCTTGGCAAACCATCGGGCAACCTAGAACGGCTACCTCCCATGACCTGCTAAGTGTTACCGCTCCACCAGATACAACAACATCTGTGTGAGTGCCATCGTCAACTAGGGCCTTGAGTGTCATTCCTTCGTAAAGGTCAAGGCCGCTGATCGTGCGAACATCACGATACAGATAGAACGATCCAGTCTGGAACCGCACAGGAATGTCGCGCTCTGCGACCACCGTGCAGTTAGATGCACTATTCCGAACCGTTACGCGAACATAGGCAGCCTGCCGCTCTACCGTACCGTCAGTCTGCGGAACAATATCGCGCAGGATGAACACCTTACCAACATCACTTGGATCGAAGGTGGCCGTTCCTGTTAGAGTCATCGTCTCGCCAGCCGCCCAAGTGACACCACCGGACAGAGCGCCATCAACCGCTGAATATGCAAGCGTAGCCTTGTGGCATGCGTCAAATCCGTAGTGCGTAGCTCCGGCGACCTGATAGCCCATTAGGCTGCCAGGCATTGATGGATCTTCCTCCCACGGTGTCGCTAGACGGGCTAGCACTTGGGAGTTACCAGAACGCTTAAATCCATTAAGAAGAACATACAACCTGTCGCGTTCGCTCTCAGAGACTCCGCAAATATCATAGACTGTAATCTCGTCAACATCACCATCGTCTTCTGTAACCTTAACTGAGTGCTGACTCCAACCCCATACCTCTTGGTCAGGGATGTAGGTAAGGCACAGTAGCTTACCGTTGTCGAGCAGAACCCAAACCAACTGCTCTGTGCGCTGGTACACAATGCGTCGGATAGTGGACTTGAATAGGTGCTTTGCCCACAGCGTTAGGTCGCGTGATACAAGCGACTCAGGTCCTGAGTCGTACTGCATGTCGCGCAGGATCTTGCCTCCACGCTGGGCGTATAGCAGGTTAGATCCAACAAGCGCAGGGATGCAGTCTGACGAACCGTGGTAGCTGTCAGCACGGGCGTTGATTGCCGTTGGTGTAAGGCTACCTGTGGAACCACCCTTGAGAACCCACTCAGCCGTTCCGGTAAGTACAATAGAACGGCCCGAAATCTCCAATAGGTGCTTGATATTGGACACTGTGCGGCCGGCGATATCGAAGTCGATACCGCTTGAGTCTTCTGCGCCTGGATCGAAGGCCGAGTAGTTACCGATGTGGCTGGCAGTCAGACGCTCGGTGTTGTCGGAGAAGCCACCTAGTGTCAGTCGTTGCTGGAATAGGCCGATAGCTGTAGGAAACACCAATCCTGCACAAGGGCTAACGCCAACAACCGGAGTGTCCTTGATGTCTGGGATAACGCCGTTGTCAACAAACTGAGCGTTTCCGCCAGTAACATATCTGGTTGATCCTACATAACCAAACACTCTGCCGAACTCACGGAAGAAGTTATATTGTGTAGCCCCCGCGACTGCCGTTAGCGTAACTGTTACTGGAGTAGCAGAGGCTGGCTGTGCAATGCCGTTGTTTGTGAAGTCAATCTTATAGTAACCAATACTTCCAGTGTCAGGAGCATATTGACTTCCAGTAACCTCAAAGTTGTTTGCGTCAACATAGTTGATCTTCACCTTATCACCAAGCTTATACACAAGTGCGCCGTTGGTATCTTTTATCTTATTGTATGCGATGATGATCGTGTCGTTGACTACCAACCCATGGCCGACTTCGTTAACACGCCAGACGCCTCCAACAACGGTTACGGTTCCTCCGGACAGAGCAGACCTAACAACTGCCGACTCAACACCATCGCCGTCAGTAACTGTCACACGATACCGGACTGGAATGGCGCTTGATCCAGAACCAGTCACAGTTCGTGTCACTGCTGACACGAAACTCGGGATCATTGGCGCGTTCTCTGTACGCCAGCAGTATGAACGCGATATGTTACCACGCGACTCTCTGGTTAATTTCTTCGGATCATGAACTCCATCGGAGAAAAACAGAACATCACCAGATTGCACGAAGCGAACGGTGCTTATGTTCAACGGCAGCATAACATAGGTTATCTCAGCCGAGTCTGATGCTCTGGCCGTTCGCCTAATATCAACGGTTGCCGTAGTTCCAGCACCAGAGCCAGTTACATTGATGTTGTACCCAGGTCCAGCTCCAATTGAAGTAACGGTGTAGGCTGTCTCAGTACCTGACTCGTCAACAAACGCTATTGTGTCTCCAGCATCATACCCATGACTCCAGTAAGGCAAAGGACCGCCACCGGCAGCAAGAGGTAACTGAATGGTCCAGCTTGCACTCGGCTTTACCACCGTACAACCAAATATGATATTGTCTCCTGTATTGATAGCTCCGTTTCTAATAAAGTATGCAAAGTCTCCGTCGATTACTACGACATAGCTATCGCTAGGACCAAACTCAAACGGGATCATGCGGTAGTCGTATGTGCTGTCTAAACCGTACTTGGCACGAATAACATTGATCTGTGCTGCAATGTCTCCGATGGCAACAGTACCTGGTCGTGTAGTCAACCCACCCTCAGGCATAACCAGAAAATTGCTACACTCCTTGAGTGCGCTGCTCCAACGCTCAACATCAGCACGACCATAGAGTGCTGGCGATACCTCACCAGACGCGAAGGAACGATGCATGTCTCGCATTAGTTGCGCGCCTCGATCATTTCAGCGTCCTTCTGCTCCGGCTCACGCTCATTGCCCGACGAAGCAAACGCCTCGCTAGCCTTCTGCTCGTACATTCCGTAGGCCGTTGTGTAAATATCCCGGCTCTTAGTCAGCGATAGTGCTATTTCAGCAGCCACATACCACGCCAGGGCGGACGAGAACTGAGGATCGTAAAGGGAAGTGTCATCGATCATCACATTGCCAATGGCTACAGCGTTGCTGACATTGGTGTGTATCAGCCGTCCACCGGCATCACTACCGATCTTGAACGGATAGGTCTGTGGGCTAGGAAGCCGGTCTGTCTCGGTGTACGCAAGAACCGTTGTCGAGTCTACCGACTGCACCGGAAGAACGCGGTGGATTGACACATAGCCGGAAGGATAGCGGTACGAGTAGTACCAGTCTGCGATCTGCTGCGATCCTACCAGAGCTAGGTCGATCTGCCGCGTAGCGAAAGACCAAGGCCGGTCGCGTAGCATGGACTCTACGCACAAGTCATAGACCGCCTTACACGCACGGGCCTGAACGCTATTCTCGTCAATAGACGCAATCTGCTGGGCAATCCCGATACGGAGCAACGCTAGGTTGCAAATCGCTGTCTTATTCATTTGGCACCATAGTAAAAGAAACGACCCGCAAGGCAAGTGCCCTGCGGGTCGTTCGGGACTACAGCAGATTACTGGATGCTGGAGCCGTCAGCAAACACCTGGCGCGAATCCACGGAAGGCACGATGCAGGCGTGCAGCTTGCCGGTGCTGGGGTTCGAACCGTTGACCACATATTCGATGCCCAGGTACCGCTCGTAGTTCTGGCCAGTAGGCAGGGGCAGCACAAACTCAGCACCAAGGGTCAGCGAAGCAAGGACCACATTCTTAGTCGCATGCACAGTCTCGCTGGTGTCCAGGTTGGTAGTGCTGTCCGACTTGAGGCTGATGTCCAGCGAAGTCAGAGTGTTGAAGGCTTCAGTGACCACGACGCGCAGGAACATCGGACGGATGCCCAGGTCGCGCAGAGTGGGAGAAGCCTGGCAGTCGATCACATTGGTCGAGTCAGCCGAGCCTGTGATGGCCTGGCTGTCCGACAGTGTGAGGGCAGGATCGGTGAAGTAACCCATTTGAGTATTATTCCTTGTGTTTCTTTGTTATTTGTGTCAGGGTTAGACCACGCGGGCCTCGGCGTCCGACAGAGCGTGAACCACGCGGATCGGGTAGCCACGGAACGAGGTCTTCTTCTTGCCGTCAACCGTCTCAATGGTCAGGTTGCCGGCAGCCTTGCCGAGAGCCTGGATGTCGAGCATCTGAGCCACGGTACGGGTGCAGTAGATCGTCGGAACGCCAAGGCGCTCGACGGGCTCAAGACGGTGCTGGGCCTTGATCATCAGCTTGATCAGGTCCGCGGCGCTCGACTCGCTGGTCAGGTTGCTAACATCGATGTTAGCGATACGGACAGCGCCACGCCAGTCTTCAACGCACAGACCGGTATGCCATTCCCAGGCGTCCTGATACACTTCCTCAATGTTGCCAGAGCTAAGGGTCTTGCTGACCGGCATGCCACCATTGAAGGGTGTGTGCTTGACGCCAGCAACCGCGCCCTGGGGGATCAGGCCGCTGATGGTCTTGGGACCATTAACGACCATCCAGATCGAGGTATTGCCGTTGTTCTCAGTTCCACCAGCGTCAATGATCTGCTCAGCGTTAGCAGCACCAGAGATAGTGCCGTAGCGGTAGCTCAGACCGTCGAAGCCGAGCGGGTCGCGGGTGCCGGGTAGGCCGATTGTGGTGGCCGAGCCCTGGGCGTTGCCGTAGAACCACAGGTTCATCATCTTCTGGTTCATGGCCTCAAGCATCGCACGGGCTTCAAGGGCACGCTGCGCAGCGCTGTTGCCATTGAACTCGGCCAGACGCTTGCTGACTTCCGAAGCCACGCCGATACGGGCGGTGGTGTCGGTGGTCTGCGACACATTGCTCTTGTCCAGAGGGATACCAGCACCGACCTGGAGCAACGAAGCCGAAGGCAGCTTGGTGCGGTAGTGGGTGATATTCTGGGAGCCATCATTACACACCTTCCAGGCAATATCCTGGAGGGCGGGGTTCTGCTGATTCAGAATCTCGCAAACGGTTGCGACGGTATGGTCAGGCTTTTCGCGCTGAACAAGATCCATCAGGTTGAGGTAAGTTGCACCAAGTGTAGCCATTGGCTAATTCCTTGTTTATTTGTTGAATAGCCCGATGAGACGCTCATCTAGGCTCTTTTTCTGTTCCTGCCCAGGAGCAGCCCCAGGCCGGACAAAGGTGTCTTCTTTTTGCTGCTTGCCGATAGCATGCAGGATGCGGACAACCACTGGGTTGTAGAGTACGCCATGTTCCTTAATCATCTGCTGAGTCTCTGGCGGCAACTTGTCATGGGCGCGCATCACATCGACCATTGTTTCACGCGACTTCTCGCCACCCAATTCCTTATCCTTCTGCAATTCCTCTAGCCAGCCCTTTTCCTGTAGATACTTGTATTCCGCATCTTCCTTTGCGGACAGGGCCTTCTCACGCTCGGCCAGCACAACGGCTGCCTGGGGCGGAAGACCTAGCTTCTTGGCAAAGTCCTTGGCGTCTTGAAACTTGGTCTTGTCATAGCCTTCGGGATCCTTGAAGTCAGCCCACATCTTTTCTAGCTGTACCTTCGGATCAACCTTAGCTTCGGGAGGCGGTGTAGCAACGGCCGGATTGGTTTCACCAGCCGGGGCAGGGGGTGGGGTGTTAGTAGGAACCTCGTCAGGCATGGCGGTCAGTGTATGACTCACCGCGCAAGGGTCAATATAGTTTCTCTATTGACGGCGACGGCGGCGTAACCACCAGATCGGGCCTGCGCCGACAGGGCCGACATCAGACGATCCAAGCCAGAAGAAGATGAGCATATTAGGTATAGAAGATGGAAATGGACATTTCGGCAGCCGCAACTGCGGCTGTACTGAACCGGATCGGGCTATTGCCTCCTATAACCACGGTCTGGTTTGGTGGAACTGCAATCGTCATCACAGGTGTGTCTGTCCCAACCGTGGGGGCGCTAGCCTTGTTATACATCTTTAAGTAGCGTACCGCCGCATTGATGTTGCTGACCACAATAAGACCAACAGAACCGGCCGACGCTTTGACGCTAGTGGCGTTCGTGCTATTTGCACTAATAAGGTGGTTGTTGCTGCTATGACCATCGGCAGCGTTTGGCGTAATACGGGTGCTGGTTACCGTTGCTGTGACGCTTCCGCTTACCGGCTGAGTAGCTACCCACGACTGCATCAACTGATGACTTCCGTGGGCGAAGATAGTGGTCGTTCCACCAGTTGTTGCCGTGGTTAACCGGAACCGGATATATGGTGCGTAGGTGTTGAAGAATCGAATCGTCGCAGCGTTGAATGTGGTAGCGACCGCCGACCCATCAATTCCGAAAGTAGTGACAGTCTGCGGAGTGGTGAACGCAATATCGTCAGCACACTGAATCGTCACGACGCCCGAGGTGCCCATGCTGGTACACTGGAACGCGACAGACCGGAAACGCCGGCAGTCGATGACCAGCAGGTCGGTGTTGATGGTGATTACACCAGCCTGCGAGTACGAGAAGTTCTCCAGCGGCATATTTGGTGCAGCAGCCGCCGTGGTCTGGCTCGGGTACTCTGCACTCAACACATTGAAGTTGAAAGTCGAATCGTAATCTAGCGTAATGTTGGTGTTGGTCGCCGGTGTCGTCCCGTTGACGACACGCAGCGTGCTAGTCAGGAAGTCCGCAGGATGCGGTACCTGTACGAACTCCTGGGCAACAAGAACATCGTCAATGTAGAAGCTGACTCGATCTTTCAGCGCCTCAATACGGTACCGATGTGCAATCGCCGTGGTTGAGCCATTAGGTAGCGTGACTGCCTGTGTTTTGATTTCACCGCCTGTCGGAGCGCCAGATGGGTTGCGACCACAGACGCAGTTGACTGCTGTGTTGGTAGTTCCGGTGAAATGGAACCAGTAGTACCACTTGGCAGTACCGCCGTTGTTCTCGTCGTACAGGCCGAGGTAAATATCTTGGTTAGCGATACGCTGGCTAATCGTGATCTGCGTCTGCTTCACCATAGGCAGAACATCAACATCGCGCTCTAGTTCAAAGACAGAAGTCGCTGTAGTTTGCGCCGCGATTACGGCCTGACCATTGCTAACGGTGATGGTGCCACCAGAACCGACAACACTCTTGAGATACTGACGAGAACTAGCTCCAGTTCCACCTGTCCCGGTGTATGCAGACTTTAGAGTAAGTTGCGTCGGAGTCAGGAAAAGAACCTGCTTAGCTTGAGTAACGCCATCAGCGTCTAGGTACACATAGTCGCCCATGTGTACATCCACACTATCAAATCCGGTACCTGTGACTATATCGCTACCGTTAGTGAATGTGCAAGTGCCAAGGCTCACAGCTAGGCTAGAACCGGCTGGATTGTAGCGGTATCCACCCTCGTCTGTCAGTGTTTGTGCGCGGGTAATTAGATTTCCCGCCACATCGAACGCAGCTTCTCCAGTAGTATCCTCTACTGCATCATATCCAGGGGCGTAGTCATAGGTGTGTCCGTGCAACCTGGTGCCAACATCGGTCTGGTCGCTGGCGATGACCACCGGGGCACTATTGGCCATCGTGGACTGACCGTCGTCCTTGTTGGAAACCTGCGGCATCCAAGTTAGGAATCCAGCGTCGCGTAGCGCATCACGAATCAGCGAAGCTACTAGTCCGTAGCCAACAGCATTAGGGTGTACTAGATCAGCCATCAGCGTAGTGCTAGGCGTATCGTCGGAAACACCGGCATTAAAGTGCTTTCGGACGCTAAGGAACCGCTTGCCGTACTTGGCTAGAAGCGTGTTCTCGATTAGAACAGCGTTGGTGTGGCCCAAGGATCCTGTCGGTTCATTAGTGGCGTTCATGACGCCGATGATCAAGAACCGTCCGTGATTCAGCGCGGCGACCATCGTCTCGATGTCAGCCAAGATGGTCGTTGGATCTGTTAGGTTATTGCGACCAACCCATATCGTAACACAGCCAAAGCGATTTTTCGCTGTTGCTGCGATCATTCGCGTCTTGACCTGCGTTGAAGTCTCACCACCGACGCCGCCATCGTATACAGTGGAGAAGTTTAATAGCCGTGATAGTTCAGTTCTGAAGTTCTGACCGTATGCACCACCGGTGAGTGAATCTCCCCAGCACGCGACGGATGTTCTGGGACGAGGGGCGCAAACCCACTTATACGGCGAGGTAGTTGGCCTCTTTAACGGGTCAGAGTATCTAGAAGGAACTGAGTTTTCAGTACACTCGATCTGAACCCCGTAGACCTCCATGTCCACGAGGCTCCCGTAAAGCTGGAACAGAACTTGGTAGGCAGATGCCTGCGAACAGCGACCATTGAAATAATAACGCCGCCATGTCGAGTCCAGGGTGCAGACCGTCGTATATTCTGGATCAATGGCTGGGCCTGACGAATACGAAGCCCACACAAGGCTTAGAGATCCGCTTCCCTTCGCCCAAAAGCTAACGACAAAGTTTGCTCCATCGCATCTACCCTCAACGCCAACATCTACAGAAAACCCTTGGTTATTCGGAGTATTCTGAAACTGCCAACGAACAGAGCGTGTACCAGGAAGCGGGCCAGTACCGTAGTCAAGGGTTCTAGTTGTTCCTGCGTTAACAAAGAACTCGGCTTGCGTGGGGCATAGATTGACGCCGGTTGCAAGGCTTACTAGAGCATCCGTCTCAAGCACGGTAAGGCTTGCATTCTGCGTAGCCTGATTAGCAGCAGTTGCAGCACCTGTTGGTAAAAGCGTCTGCGTTGCAGCTAGCTCGGCAGCCGTCAAAGGCTGTAGCATTGTTCCGCCATCAGCCCCATCGCCACCGAGTGCGATCTTGACACGCTGGAATTGTACACCACCAACATCATCCGTGGCGATAATCGCACCACTGCCTGGCGTTACTGGAACATTGTCAGACATGCTTCACTCCGCAGCCCCAAGCATGCGCTTGAGTTGTTCTTTTGCTTTTGCGATCCGTGCGTCCAGAGCGTCAGCTTCTTTGCGCTTGTCAGCAATCCGCAGGCCAATGCTCTTAGCTTCTGCCTCTGCATTGGCTAGAAGTACATCAGCTGATTTACGCAGTCGGTCGTCGTATTCCTCGGCCTCCTGCTTGATGGCTGCTACTTCCTTTGCCGCAATAGCCTTTAAGTCCTCGCACGCCTTTTCGGCCGCTTCCTCACGCTTGGCGATCGAAGCGTTACGCGCAATAAGTTCTGCGTCTAAGCGATCTGCACGGGCGAGGATGGCATCAGACTTTTCCTTAATCTTAGCTGCCTGGGCCTCGGCCGACCGGATGCTCTGCTCTGCGTTCTCCACACGCTCAAGAACCGGCACTAACTCTGTGAGCGGACGAAGAATCTCAACGAGGTTCTTGAGGCGGGCCGTGTCTACCATTAGCGCACCAGAATCGAAACGGTTAGCGAAGTCGTCCCATCGCCCGCTGTGATGTTCGGACGCATGTAGACCGGAACTTCAGTGATGGTCTGGAGCTGGGCGCTAGTCAGTTCCAACGTTCCACCGAAGACACTCTTGATTGGCGCGTAGTTGACACCATCAATACTGCCTTCTAGCACTACCTTGCCCCCAGCCCCGAAGTTGCCTGACACCTGCACCGTCTTGTCGTTGAATCGGGCCAGGATGATCGGCTCGCCAACATCCCCAAGGGCCATCGGAGTCCACTGGCGCACGCGAACACCATCAAAGTCTTGCCATGTAGGCAAGGTTACAGGCGCATGCTGAATCGTAGGCATGCCACCTAGTCTAGTCTAGGTGGCCCTACCGTCAACCAGTGTATCAGTCAGTCCAGAGAACCAGCGTGCAAGTGCTAGCTGCGCCAGACGAAATCAACCACACCTTATCCAGCGGATCGCTAGGCAGAAGGTCAAATGTGGCCCCGGCTGCAATCGTGATCTTGCCACCGCCAGCGTTGGTAGTCAGCGGTGTGTCACCGATCTGCGAGAACATGATGGTAGCGGCCACGCCACCAGAAGCCGGGATCAGCCACCCACCGATAATAGGCTTAGTTGGGATAGCACCGCCAGAAAGAGCCAGGATCGCAGTACGCAGAGTTACGGCAGCGCCACCAGAATCCGGTACAACCACGCTGTTGTAGACAAAGGCATTGTCTGGCATTACGGGAATGTCTTCGCTAAGCTGAGTCTTGAATACCATAGTGGTGTCCTTGTATCCTGTTATTCAATCGGTTCAAGGTCGGATCGCATGGCGTTCCATTCCTTAGTAGCGTACAAGCGCAATACCTCACGCGGCCTCATTCTCGGATTATTCTCGCATGCGTGGACAAACTCATGCATCGCAACCCGCGTAGTCTCACGCTGGTCTAGTCCGTAGCGGATTGAAATGCAGCCCGTTTTTGGCGAGTGTGTACCGTTTACTCCACGCGGCAGATCGTCACGGATCCACACATCCGCCCTAGCACCTTGGTTAAGGTGCGTGGTGCATCCAACAAGAAAAATCGGTACCAGCAGCCTAAGCAGGCTGCACATCTGTTGGCTTCAGTTTCTCAGCTAGAGCATCCGCGTGCGGTTTGGCAGCATTAGCCAGCAGAAGTCGCGTGTGTTCGGGCACATGCTCAAGAGCCGCGTTTAGGACACCGATCAAAGCCTGGAAGTTTTCCATGTCTGGCATGCTCTGTTCTTGCAAGAATAAGTCAAGAGCCTACCAGTATGGGATAAAGCGGTCGGTTCCACCGACATTTACACGCATCCACCCTTGAGGTGCGCCGGCCGTTGATCCAGTCGGGCCTGTGCTTCCAAGGGTTGTGGCAACGGAAGCGTTGGCAACACCGTTGGTGACGCGAAGCGAGGCACCTGCCCCTCCATCAAGCACTAGCGCACCGCCAACGCCAACCCCGCCAGCAACCACAAGAGCGCCGGTGGCGGTCGTGGTGCTGGCGGTGGTGCTGGAAAGGCTCAGATCGCCAGCGGCGTTGAAGTATCCGCGTACAGTGTTGCCGTTCGTGAACTCGACATAGCTAGCTTTGGTGGCGTGGGTGCTGCCGTAGAGTCTGACTTGTCCGCCTGTAGTAGACGACGAGCCACCGTAGATCTCCAGCGCACCGTCGTTCCATCCGTTGTAGATGTACGAGCGCCCAGCGGCAGGGCCTTGGATCTGGATGGCCGCGCCAAAGCCTCCTCCCTGTGATATGAAACGCAGGGCTTCAGCGCCAGCGACCGCTAGCCCGAGATTCGTGGATGACGCACGAAATAGCCCATGCGCCTCACTCGTCATACGAATACCAGGAGCGGCGGCGGTTCCGTTGGGTACTGTCAACGCACCGGTAAGCGTCATCGAAGTGCCGTCGTAGGTCATGCCAGCACTATCCGTAAGCAGCCCTCCGGTCGTCGCGTAGGGGATGCGTCCAGAAGTCAGCGCAGACGCAGAACCGGCGACGGTGATGCTCGCGTCCGGTAGCGTCAGCGTGCGCGATGCGGTCAGCGTGGTCGGGGTGATCGACACCGCGTATGACGAAGTGCCGCCAGCGCGGCCTGCGATGATAACAGCGTCCTGGGTGGCAGCAGCCTCGGCGCGCACCGCCGACGCGGCGCGGAAGGTCTGCGCGGTCGTCCAAGTTCCAGCCGTTCCCCACATCAAGGTTGGGATAGTAGAAACATTTGCGTTCTTTGTTACTCCACCTTGGACTAGTGGAATAACATCACCAAAGGCGATGCTTGATGCGGCTGGAAGGGCGCTAATGGCAACAGGCATATTTATTCCGTTGTAATCGGGTCTGCCGACTCTGTGGTTAATGTATCTGTAGTCTCGCTAGTCAACTCTGATCCTGGCAAAATAAACAACAGAACGCTGCTGGCGATCCGCGTACAGAAGTTTCCGAAACCAAGACCTAGCATGGCGTGATAGTACTTTCTATTTCTTCTTGGTCAAACGATCAGTGTCGCATGTCATCCTAACGCGCTGCAACTCCTTACGAACCGCCTTCGCCTCATGCTCCCAGCGATTGGCGCACATGCGGGCAGCTAGAAGGTCACGCTCGACCTTCTGTACTACAAGCTCAAGCTCTGCAATCCTGTTCTCTTTAGCCTCAAGCTGGCTACGAAGAATCTCTGCGTCACTCTCCCGCATTGGATGTCTCCTGGTCATCTTCTTCGGCCTGTGCAATCTCCCGGTGCATGAGCAGCCATGCGTCAAGGTTGACTGCCTTGAGCCATCTGTCGAGGTCACGGGCGATCTGCTGCATTCCTGCGTTGTATCCCATGGTGACTGGATCGCTGCAAAACGGTGGGCTATCGAGTCCACTCCGAACGATGCGGGCCATGACTCGACGGCCGGCTCCAGAACGAAGAACCTCATCAAGATCCCTTTCTGGATCGTACTTCATTTGAAGTACTCCGCTCCGCTGCCCAAACTATCCTTCTGATAGTGATAATCTAGGTGCATTAGACGGGCTGTTGTTGATAGAGTGTCGGCACCGTCACCGCCCATACGGTAGAGTTTCCAGCCTACAGCTTGGGATGTTGTGCTTGATAGATCGATAGATCCAAAGGATGTAATACCTTCGCGGTCCGCAATACCACCGGTTGTTAGCTCATCAGCACCAACAACCGGACCCTGCCAATCCTCGCTAGCGCCTGTTCGGCTAACTCTGCGGTAGTACAGATGCCAAACCGCTTTTCCTCCATTTGCTCCAGTCTGCATCCAGTGTATGTGCGGACGGATCGGGGTGCCCTGTGCCCAGGCATGCTGCATCTGCCAGACTCCAGCAACCATGTTTGTTGCGCTAGCTGAGAACAACAGGGTGCCAGGCCAATCAGCCTCTACAGAGTCCACGGCAGGATCAGATACCGCTCCAGGTGGATTGATAGCACTCCCCGGAGTCTGGTAGTCCTCCCACTCAAGATCACCAAGACGCACGAAGTCGTTAGATTCTTCAAGCCGCCAGCCGACTGTTCCGCTAGAAATCTGTGCGGCATGTAAATGAATGCTGTTGATGCTTGGCGGAATAATCAGCTGCGTGTTCGTATTGGCAGTCCAGAACGCTACCGTAGCCTCTCCAGCGCACACGCGAACAACGCCAGTCCAAGTTCCCCAGAGCGCGATGACTACACGCTTACCAACGGTTAGTGTGCGGTCTGGAGACACATCCCCGGTGGTTGTGAATGTACCAGTCAGTATGCTCACAGCGTATTCCCCATGATCTGCGTCAGGGCGTTGTCCTCGTCGGTCTTCGTCTCCGACAGCATCTTGGCAGTCTCGGCTTCAACCGTGGCCTGCTGCTGAGTCTGAGCCTTCTGGAGCGAAGCGGCACGCGCTTCTTCCTTCTGTGCAATTTCGTCAGGCGACGACATGATTCGGGAGTCAACACCAAGGCGCTCCCAGTACTGTTTCGTAAACCGCTGCATGTTGACAAGATCAAGCGAAGTAGGATCGATGCTTGCTGTCTGCGCCATGATCGCCAGTGCCCGATCCATGTTGCCGATGCCAACCAGCTTCATAGCCTGGGCCATTACCGAAACATACTCGATAGTGAACTCACGGCCAGCAAGAACCTCAGGAACAACAGGCAGACGACCACGCCGATTGAGAATGCTGTAGATTCGGCTAACCGCTGGATCAAGGAACTCATTGCTGAACTGCTCATATACAGACGCAAGAATGAGCATCTTCTCATCGTGCAGTTCTTCAATCTCACGGGCCTTGGTACCTGACCGGCGCTGGCTGGCAACCATCAAGAACTGGTCGTAGAAGAATATCTTGCCGATCTGATCCCGAAGATCTTGGATCAGCATCGTCACAGCCTGCACATCAAAATTGATCTGATAGAGCGGGCGGATTCCGTCAGCAGCCGCGCCACGCGTAACTATATTGTCTGCGCCTGGAGTCGAGTCCACACCCTTCTTGATCGTACCTTCCGGCCGCTGTGTCGGAGGGCTGACCATCTTCTCAACAGCCTTAGCCAACTGCTTCTGCGCGTGCTGCAACTGCTTCACACTTCCGAGCGCCATCATGCCGGGGCAATCAAGGCCATATGTGTCGTCGCCAGTGGCCTTCCATCGAACTGCTACAACCGGGAACTCTTCATAACCGCTACGGCGAAGAACCCGGTTCTTGTCGTTGTCGGTCGGATCAATGTAGATCGACTGGTACTCAAGACCACCGAGCGGGGCATCAGCGCAGTAGCACTCGTTCTCGCCAATGTAGTGCAATACCTTGCGGACTTCCTTGTGGACACTGTTCCCGCTCTTTAGGCAGGATTTCAGCGTTTCACTTAGGTTTTCTTCACCAAAGGCTTCGGCCATTTGATAGGCTGTCATTTCCACTTCGCGCATGAACTCAGTAACGCGGCGCTTGTGGTCTGTGCCTAGCCAGTACGAACCGACAGGAAGAACCTCACAACGGAAGTCTGTCTCGTCGTCTTCCTCAATCAGCATGCAACCAGTACCGAATACCATAACGGATTCGTACAGCTTAGACGCTTCGGTATAGAAGTTAGCCTTGAGAATATGCTCGTCCATAATCTCGGACGATGCTTCCAAATATGTCTTCGCCTCGTAGTTATCGGACAGTTCGCCAAAGCTACGGAGCTTCTTCCATGGGCGCGAAGGAGGCGTGATGTTCGACATAAACGAGGCTACAGCAGCCCGGCAGTAGACTGTAGCTGCCGGGTCGATGATCTTCTTGTTAGCCTTGTTCCCGCGCTTTTCCCAGGCTTCATCTAGGTAGCGGTACGCCCGAGGCATCATGTACTCGGCAATCTCCCGCCAATGATCCTCAAATGACTCTCGACGGTCCTTCATGCAGGACAGCCGGTATTGGATCTTGCCGTGTACAGTCTGGTCCATTAGGCACCTTGCAGGGCGAGAGCATCACCCAGTGAATCGGTTCCACCAAGATTGGCAGCACCCTTGAACTTGATTGTACCAGCCCGGCCTAGACCACGGGCGGCTTTGCGTAGACGCTGGAATTGCTCGGCCATACGCGGGTCGTTGGCTTCGTTGACATCGGGAGGATTGTCTTGTTTGCTCTGATCACGGGACTGTGCGCGAGCCTCATCCACTCGGTTCTTCGTAAGAGCTTCACCTGCAAGAGCTGCACCAACACCTGCCGCTGTTCCAATACCACCCCAAGCACCGCCGGTCATACCTACTTGAATCGCTCCAGCTCCACCTAGAGCAAGTGCGGCTGCAAGCCATGCTTCACGCTGATGATCTGCAACATAAGCCGTAGTCGTATCACCTAGAGCAGCGTTGATTCCTTCAGCCGTAGCACCCTGTCCAACATCGCCCCACGCACCTAGAACATCCCGTGGATCTTTCCAGAGCTGATCCGAGAAGGTTGTGTCCAGCGCCTTAGCACCAGGCTTCTCTAGTCCACGGTTGTACTTGTCCTCAATAGCCGAAGCATTGATCTTCGGTGGACTCCATTTAGGTGCTTTCCATCCCATGAGCTAGTAACTCCTGACGAGCATACTAACCCGATGAGAGTTAGTGTCAAACGGCGAAGGGGTCCCAATCGTGGCGTGGCTTGGCTGAGGCTTCCAATGAGCTACGGGGCTGGACTGGCATGGCGAATGTAAGGGCTAGCGAATCACCGTAGTCAGGTGACTTCATGCCGCGCTTCTTCAAGTCTTCCTTGCTCTCAAGCTGCGTCTGGCCCTTGTCCGTCGTAAAGTGCCGAGGCGTGGTTAGATCGCGCTTTAGATCCTGACTCATAGGAAGCCGGCCACTACGGCGCAGCCAGTGGTAGACGAGTAGCCACATTTCCGCCCGATGATTGTAGTACCGGGGATCGCTAGGC